AAATCAGGACTATAACGTATTAGATTTACTTTGTCACCCTCACCAGTATTGACATCAGTCGAACGAACTTTTTTAGTCAAGTAACCAAAATCTTCTAACTTAGGTCTCTCAGTTTGTAGACCAAATGAACTTTTTAATCCGTCAAGAAAGCCTGTCTCTATTGGTTTAACTCTTGCATTTGCAAAGGGTGAATCAGCTCCGATAGCGGTCACGATTGGGTTATTTTCTAATGCCGCTCTTATTGGTGTGCTCGTTGGTGTATCTATATGTCTATCGAAATGTAAAAATGGAACTTGATTTTGTAATGGTGATAGTGGGTTATAAATGTTAGCCCTCTCTCCTAAATCACCACCAACATTTAGTGTTTGTAATAAAGCTTGTTTTGCAGTAAAAACTATACCACGTGGTGTCAATAAAAACTTACCAACCCTTTGTGCTGCGGCAAAACTTCTATCTATATGTGTTGCGATACCACCACGGACTAAACCTGCGGTTGGAAACGCATCGGTTGGACTAATCCTTTCACCCCATTGGTCTCCAACATCTCTGATTACAAATGGTTCTGTAAATCCTCTACTTGAACGTCTTGCACCTAACTCACCACTACCTTTTGCTTGTGCGTAGTATTCCTTAAAGTTGAACTCATCGTTATGTAGTTTTAAAAGTCTTGAGTTGTTTTTATCGATTGATAAATCAAAGGGTTTGTTTATGTTAAACTCTTGTGGTGTGTTACCACGTGAATCTATAAAGTTAGTCCTTGGAAAACCTGCTAGAATAAAATCGGTATCTTTTTGATTTTTTCTGATTCTAAAACCATCATTAAAATCATTACGTAAAAAATCAACACCACTACCAGGTAATCTCTCTGGTACTTGTTTTGGAGATTCACCAGTTGGTTTCTTGATTCTTCCTAATACTGAATTTTGTGTTACTATTGACATTATTATTCCGCTGTGTTACCGACCACTTTGCCGATACCTCTGTCTATGTTTTCTAAAAGACTTACTTGTTGTGCACCAGTGTCACCACCACTTGCTGCGGCACCTGTCACTGCGGCTGTGTTTCCTCTAACTGCTCTTGCCACCTGTTCTACTTGTAAACCAAATGCATCTGCTAATGCTTTTCTTTGAATAACGTTTAATCTATTAAACTCTGCCTCATCACCAATCTGTCTTCTTACCTCTTCGAGTAATCCCTCTTGGTCACCAGTCAGTGCTAACTGTCTTGCCCTATCAAGATTTATCTGACGACCTAATAGTAATGATGCTTCAAGTTGTTTTTCAATACTTGTTTCAAAATCTAATAATGACTCTGTAATACCTGCTACTGCACTTAACTCTAAACCTAACTTACGTGCTTGGACTGCGGCTCTGATTAAGTTAGTTCCACCATCTTTTGCAAACTTTGCGAAGAACTCTGTGTTACTCGCAACGTCACCCAATATCTGACCTGGTGATAATCCTTCAAGTTGTATCAATGCACCAAGGGATTCTATCTGTGCTACAGCACCTCTTTCACCAGCTGCACCAACCGCATCGAATATCGGAATCAACTTTGACGCTGTATCTGATGTTACACCTAAAGTACCTTGTAACATTATGAAATCCATTACAAGTTCTTTACTTAACTTAGCCTGTCCACCTAAGTTTCCTAAAATATCTTTTTGTATTTGTGCGATACTCTCTGCATCTTGTCCAAATGCCTTTGCAAATGTGCCTAATACTTTTTGTTGACCAGCTAACTTTGCCGAGGTGACTAAACTTACACCTAACTCTTTTCGTGTATCTATGGTTCTTTTTGCAAAGTCAGCGGCTTGTGCCACTATGAAAGCAAATACACCACCTATGGCTGGTAATAAACCTTTTATAGCGTCAAAACCTCCACCTAAATCCTTAATGAAACCTGAGGACTCACTAGCTTTTTTACTCACTTTACTAATATCATCTATAACCTTGTCTAAGTCAAAATCTCCCTCCTCACCCTTTAGTGCTTCTTTAGCCAAATCTAATTTTTCTTCATTTAGTCTTGCTAATATATCAGCTTTTGTTATCTCCTCATCTAATCCATCTTTAATATTATCTCTGACTTCTTGTTCTATCTGAGCTAACTCTGTTAAAACTGATGCGAGGTTAACACTTTCTTCCGTTGTGTCATTGGCTAAAGCTAGGCTTCTTTGGTTTTGTATACTTAGTCTTGTGTTATCATTAAGAATACCAAGAGTTTTCGCTGCTATTACATTTGTTTCTTTTTTACTTTTTTCAAACTCTTTAGCAAGATTCCTACTTTTTCCAATAACTTTGGTTATATCTCTTTCAAGGCCTACTTGTGTTTTAATTTCTTGAGTAAGTCTTTCGGCTTCTTTTTGAGCTTGTTGATAAGATTTTGAAGTCTCATTATGAGCCGACATTACCTCTTTTTGTATCTTGAGTTGCTCTCTTAGTTCTTTTGCTGATGGCATAGTTTATTTACCCAAATATCTGTTTTTGAATATCATCAAATTTTTTCTTTTTATCGGGTGGTAAATTGTCTATGACTTTATCAAGAGACTTTTTCATTTTGTCAGCTGATTTTTTTAAATCTTCGGCGTGTTTTTTTAATTCAGGATTTTGACTTAATATTTTCTGTGCAGCTTTCTCAGTAGATTTTTTACTTTTTAGACGATTACCAAGATACTTTCCTATTGCCGCACCAGTCAAAACAGATGCTAAATTAGTCAACATACTTTCATTTATTTTTGACATAGGTTACTCCGTTTAGATTAAGTTATAACTCAATAATAAATATAATGGAGTTTATTTTATACTTTTCTTGAACTTGTTCATTTGTTTTTGCATCTCTTCTGACTCTTTCTTATAGAAAGTGGTTAGTCTTTTGAGATAAAATGTACGTAGATAGACGGGCATATTATAGACATCACTAAAGGTAAAACCACCTTTAGAGTTTAGAATGATTTGGAATATTTGTTCGTGTATTTCTCTCTTATATTCCAGTGCTAGGCCAAAAAAATCGGACGGTGACTGGAATCGTCACCTCTGTCTCCTCTCCATCGACCATTATTTTTGTCGTCATATCAATATCAGGTGTTACTGTTGCCATGTGTTTTCTGAACTCAAGTGAGTCAATAGATAAAAACTCATTATCAACAAAGTTATTTATATAAGACCTATCAACATTACCATCAACTGAGGTTATAATATTTTTAAGACGTGTGGTTAACTCACCAGTAGAACTACCACCTAACTTTTCTCTGGCTTTGACTTCGGCATCGATGTTCTTCTCATCCTTACCAGTTAAAAGTTTAAAAGTTATTTTTCTTTCTGATTTAGGTAATACGTATTCAAACTGATTACTACCTTTTTTTAGTTGACTCTCATCTAACTCAATCGGTTTTAGGGTTGTTAAATCTACCTTTTGTTCTTCTCCATCGTAGGTAAAGTCATAGTCTTTTCCATAACCAAGTATTCGAGCGGCAACCATTATCGCATTCTTATCACCGATTAATAAATCTTCAACCTTAACTGTTTTGTCAACAATCAATGATTGTAAAAGAATGTCGATTACTGTACCTTGTTTGATTAGATTTTGTGAAGTTAAAATGTCCTCTTCTTTGGCAGTCATGTATTTTAACTCCAACTTTCCACTAGAAAGTGGACTTGTTTCAGGATAAAAATATCCCTTAGACGGTAAATCAACTATTTCCGTCGGAAACGTATTTTCAGCCATTACTGACTCCTTTGAATATTATTAAAACCAAATATAAATATAACCGATAAATCGATAAAAGATTATTTTTTTCCTGGCATCATTTTTTCTTTGATTGGTTTCAAAACCGCATCAAATAGAATGTCATCATATTTCGTTGGTGTAAGTTTTACAATCTTTTCGATTGCGTAGAATGCTACTAAAACATACTCCCAATTTGCTGCTAACCATTCACTCATTATTCTCTCCTTAGAATTGTAAGATTGCGTAATCGTATTGTAGTGTCAAAGTAATCTCTGCTGGTTCACTTGTTGCGTAATCCATATCACCGAAGTTAGCACTTTGAATATAACTTCCAACAAGTTTCCACTCTTCTACAATATCACCTACTGGCCCTAAAAGATTAAAAGTAATATCTTTCTTATAAAAATCTGAATATCCATCACGACCCGTAACAGACTCGTGTCCAAGACGAATCCATTCTAAAACTGCCTGTGCACCTGATGGGACGATTGGGTCATATAGTGTGATATCAATAGGTTGCCATGCGGCTTTACCTTTTACATATCGTTTAACATTAATGTGGTCTAAAACAATCTCTTCAAACTCAATCTGAGGTCTTGCCATAGCTCTTATTAAATATGCTGGTATGCCCTCTATGTACATAATGAACCTATTTTTTACTTTAGGTTCAAATGGTGTAAACATTATTTCATTAGGGTCTAATGTAGCCATTTACAATCTCCTGTAAAATCTTTTTCGTTATTCACTAATAAATATCACTTAAAATAATTTTCGTCTAAAAACAAAAAACCCCCACCGAAGTGAGGGTTTTTGTATAGTGTATGTTTTTTTTCAAACTTACTCAGGGAATGAAGCGCCAGTTGGTTGTACTATAAAGTCTAATACAATGAACTCTGCGGTTCTTGTAGGTTGGATAAATATCTGACCTACCAACTGATTTCTATCAATCACGTCTGGTGTATTATTTGAATCATCCATTACAACTCTAAATGCACTTAGTCCACTATTAGATTGTACTTGGTTTAAGTAAGGATTCACAATGTTCAAGAATCTGTTTCTTGTTGCTTGTGTATTCTGTTCAAATACCAAGAATCTTGTGGTTGAAGCGATAAACTTACGAAGATTGATTAATAGTCTTCTAACGTTTACCCTATCTAGTGCTGATGGTTTAGATTGTAGTGTCTTCTGACCAAATACTACCACACCTTGACCTGGGAAACTAGCGATTGGATTGATTCTTGCTTCATACAACTCATCTCTTTCAGCGTGAGTCAATCTTGTTTTCGCTTGTGTTACTCCGATACCTGTTAATCCACCACGATTTAAACCTGCTGGTGCGAACCATTCAAACGCTGTACTATCGTTAAATGAAATCACCGCTGGTATCACTGCTGATGGTGGAACCCAAACTTGATTTGAACTATCTCTATCTTGTAGTTTAACCCATGGGTAATAAACTGAAGCGTAGTTGGTATCAAGTGTTGAGATTGTGTTCTTAACAGTTTCGATTGTATCACTATATCCACTAGCATCCATTACATAGAAAGCGTCTGCTCTAGCTTCTGTCTTAGTAATAACATGGTTTGTTACAGTAGAGTGTAATCCGTGAATAACACCAGGTAGAGCGATTAAGTTAACATCAAACTCATCAGGGTTAGATATTGTGTTAACTGCTCTCTTAAATGCTACCGAACCACTAGCTGCGGCACTTGATAAGTCATATCCTTGTGTGTTAGTATTAACAATATTAGCACCTGTTTTAGAATCTATTGCTGGATTTTTTCCGTCGAATCCAAACTGTAGAGGAACCATAAACTTTCTTTGTTGTATTGCTGAGTTTGTTAATGATATTTTTGTTGAACCATTAGCAAAAGTTGATACACCAAGGTCAGTTCCTGCATTATCGTTACCATTCATGTTCTCAAGACTCATACTAACATTGTTACCTGCAGTTGCGGTGTTTGGTATTGGTGCTAAATATTCTCTTGAGGTTGTGTTACTAAAATCAAATCCATAAAATACGTTAGGGTCAAAGGTTGAGTTTGCATCTAACTGATTTGATTTAATAACTGCGGCTGGTACTAAAGTTCCACCAGGTGTTGGGTTGTTAACAGCTTCAAATCCCATAGGAACAACATTTACAGGAAACTTAAATACGTTATCCTCAGTCATGTTTTTGAAGTCTGCAACACGGATTTGTTTACTTATATTTGGATAGTTTCCGTGATTTGTTATTTTTCCATTTGCATCGATTACTGAATACTTATCACCGATTCTCTTACCAATAAAGTTAGGAGACTCAGGGTCTAAAGTAAGATTATCATATTGTTCTAATATGTTATCATCATCAGTTTTATCTGGATTGTGAACTCTTACTTGTATTGAAAAAGTTCCAAAGTTTGAACCTGCAACATCGGAAGCTGGTCTAATATTTAAGACTGCAATCTTTAAACTATTATTTATATCAGTACCATGACTTTGCGTATAAATTCTAAATAGTTTATATCTTGTTCCGTTGATAAGTTGAGACTCAATATAAGGAGTTCTTCCGTTTTGAAAATCTTTGTTACCAGTCCAAGTAGTGTCAGATGCATCACCATTTGAATCCACGGTGTTAGTTCCACCTTGGAAGTCAAAACCATCATTAGTTACATTTATAGAAGAAGTTACCTTTGCTAAGTCACCACCGAAAGTTCTGTGGATAGCTTCTTTATATATTTTATAAATGTAAACAGGTGAGGTGTTATTACCTGATTTAGTTGATAATGGGTCTTTACTTATTACATTCTCTATGTAGTTAGCACTTCCTGTGTTAAAAGATAAAGAATATGTGGCTGAAGTTATATCACTTCCACTTGCGATAAGTGTAAATGAACCACTCAAACCTACTGCTGCGCCTGATAAGACACTCTCACTCAAATCACCTGTGCTATTACCACCAAGAGATGGTGCTAACACTGCTAAAGAACGTGTCACATTCTGAGCAATACTTGATGTTGCTTGTAATCTAAGTTCTATACTATCAGCTTTGTATCCACCGATTCCTAAAACTCTTACTACTGTTACTGTACCTGCACTTCTTAAGTATGCTTCAACTGTGTAAGGTACATAAAATTTTGGATTTAAGTTACCGAATATTTCTTCGAACTCTTGAAAGTTTGATACCTGTGTTGGTGTGAAAGCGGGGCCTTTTGGGGTCGGGCCAATAATCGCCGCACCAATCTCACTTATACCTTGTGGTAAAAATGATAAATCTCTTTCACGCGTAAAAACACCAGGTGAAACGATTCTTTCACTCATTGTATTTCTCCTCTAAATTAGATATGAATTGTCTTCTATAAATATTAAGAAAGTTTTGTAAAACCATATTTATCAACGCTTTTTTTTATTTAGTTGGAGTAAATACACCAGTATTTGGGTCTAACTGACCTTGTCCATACTTATCATTTAGTGTTTTTACTAAACTTTGTTCTCTTTGTTGCACTTCAACATATTCTTTTTCAAGTTGTTCTTGTCTTTGCTCTAAAGAGTCTATCTGTTGATTTAAAAGTATTCTTTGAACCGAAATCTGTCCAAGTTGTTCTTGTTTAGTAGTGTAATCTTCTTGTAACTGTTTTAAAGAAGTCATTTCATCTTCTGTAAACTTTATATCTTCTGCCATTCTTAACTCTTTATAAATACACCACGTTCTAAGTCAACTTGACCTTGTCCGTATTTTTCTTGTAGTTTACCACCAAGTTCATTTGATTTTGCATTACTTGCATCAACTTGCTGTTTAAAAACAGCCTCATCTTTTTCAAGTTGTATCTTTCTCATGTAAATACCACTTGCAAGTTGTGCTATTCTATTATTAGTGCTTACTACATCTTGTAACTGCTCTTTCTCGCCAGCAGTTAACTCTACTTCATTACTAGGTTGTTCATTAGCCATGTTTGGATTCTCCTTATAACTTTAATATATAAATATATATAAACTAAACTAAAATAACTTTATATTTTCTTCCTGAATCATCAGAACCACTAAGTTCATTCATCTTACTAACCGCAGAAGCCTCCGTTGTATATTCCCATACTTGCTCTGCACTACCACTTAACTTAGCAACGTACACGTTTCTTTGCGCCCAATGTGGGTCTGTACTAGCACTTGGTGCTGGATGAAGTTGTTTTACTACTCTATACATTTTATATCCTTATTTACTATAAATATTTTAAATATACATTTCTTTTAAATGATTTACCCTTAATTCTGGTAAAATAGTAGGTTTAATACCACATTTTTCCCAAACATCAAGACAAAACGTAGCATCTTCAGATACATTCTCACTATGGTCACCGATTGTCACCATTCTTTGTCTAAAATAAGGATATTCTAACTCTCTTATTATATTTGACGATACTTTTGTAAAACCAAACCCACAATAGCTAGCCTCAAAAGGTTCTTCTCTTTGTCTAATCTCATCTTGATGATAAAATTTCATATGTAAGTTAGATTCAAAGTAATCCTCATCCCAATCTGCTACCATCGCTAGTCCACTCAACTCTTTTATGTACCAACCACTACAAAAATCGTGACCACTCTCTAATAAAGTGCAAAGTTGTTGATAGTTAAACTGTTGGTCAGCGTCAATCCACACTAGATTATCAAATCTATCTATTAACTTTGTCGGATTGGAATATCCACCACCATCAGTACATAACCAATTTCTGGCATCAACGTGTGTCCTACCAACAACCGTGAATATTTCACCATCTAAGTTACGACACCAATCTTGAAGATGTAAGAACTGTGGTAACAATCTACCACTTATCGTATTATATATAGGAATAAGAAAAGCGTATTTCATATAACCTCTTTATAATAAGTATCTATTTAATTATCTTAAATAAAGATTTTGTTTTGTTTTTTAACCTTGACCATATATTGTCTGTCCCATCTACAGAATCATCAAGTAGTTTTATATCATGTTGTTCTAATTTTTTGTCAGCGGTCTCTTTACCTAATAACTGTACTATCGTATCATACATTAATTCTTTTATCTTCTCCATCTCAGTATATTGTTGCCATATCGCACCATTGTGTAGTCTTTGCATACCTGTGATGTTGATGAAATGGTTTGGTGTACCATCGTCTTCTCTACCAACAAGTCCAAGTTCAGCTAATGTTTCATGTTGATAGTTAACAAACTCATCAAACTTTGATTGTATTACACCCTTACCATGTGAAAGGTCAAATGCTCTTACAAGTTGAGCATCATTATAAGTATCAAATGCTGTCGCATTAACGGTATTATCAGCATGAAAATCACCTTCAGCATCAAATATAAATCTTGTAACATCATAATTTTCAATTACCATAAGATTTGCATTTGAACCAATTTGACCATCTCCTGTTCCATCCTTTTTTCTAGCACGAACAAGAATATTTCCATTTGCACCAGTATTCTTATCGGTAATATCAGAAGTGCTTGTGGCATCTAAAGTTATCCCAATATCAAGTTCAGTATATCCACCGAGAAAAACTCCCCCTTCGTCTGTCCTTCCTTTTTTTATAAAACCATAAGTGTCTGTTTCTGTTCTGGCAGTAACTCCATGAGCCACATCGCTTGATTTAAAAGTAAGTATTTCGCCATCATCTGCACCTTGGTTGATTGTAGCTGAACCATTAGACTTTACTACAAATTTATCTGTACCACCTTCATTTTGACCTCTTATTATATAATCTCCACTGTCAGCACCACCTGCGATTCTTAGTCCCCAACCAGTTGCGTTTGAGTTGTTTATAAAACAACCATAATCACCTGATACATCTGCAGAAATAAGAACCCCTGCTCCATCTTTTAAACTTAACGCTACTCCACCACCCTCTCTTAAAAGTTCAACATCATTATTACTACCATTCCATCTCAAACCACCTCTACCACCTGAACCAGATAAAACAAAACCTATATTACCACTATTGTCCGTTCCGTCAATACTAAGTTGTGGATATGTGTCTGAGTAAAGATGTAAAGGATTACCTGGATTATTTGTGCCGATGCCCACGTTGCCTGATGAGTCAATACGGAATCTTTCACTAGCACCAGAACCAGCCGTTGATGCAGAACCACCAGTTTCTACAATAAACTCATTACCAGCAGCGGCAATTACGACTGACCCAGCATTATCAGCCATTGATATATTAGCATTTGAATCCGTACTTTCGACATGGAGTCCAGCATTTGTCGCACCAGAATTAATATTAACATGAGCATCCATAGTCGTCGTGCCGATACCCATCTTACCAGCTCCATCTAACACAACCAATGGGCCCGTGCCCCAATGTTCCAAAGTAAGTAAGTTATCATCAGAACCAGCTGAAACCCATTTATAACCTATAATCCCACTATTTTTCGTACTACCAATCTTACCAAGATTTATTATATTAATTTGGTTCGCAGTCATAGCACCACCTAAAGCTTCTATAGAGTGTATGTAAGCACTAGTCGATGTATTATCAATTGCTAACGTTGGTGCCCCATTTAAACCTGAACCACTTACTTGTAATAAAGCGTCTGGATTATTTGTGCCGATACCCACGTTGCCAGAGCTATTTATACGCATTCTTTCGGTCGATGTACCATCCGCTGTCGTAAAAAATCTCAGACCTGCATCTTGTGTATTAGTTGTAGTATTAAAACTATTTTCTGCATCTGCAGTAATTTTTGCCATCGAAACATTCGTACCACCATCCGATGTTCTACTTGTAAAATTAATACCGGCACCATAACCCTCGAATTTACTCTCTAAAACAAGCTGAGTATCACTTACCGCTGCGGTGTTACCTTTGATATGAAGCAAATCCTCTGGATTATTTGTGCCGATACCCACGTTGCCACCTTTAAGTGTCATATCAACAGAGTTAGCAACACCAAGATTTAAAGTACCATTATAATGATTAAGAATATTTGATGCATCTGAACCACCTTGTGAAATCTTTAGTCCATTACTATCACTTGTAGCATTTTTTACTGTAAATGTACCACTTTCAAGATTTAAACCTGTTTCTACTGTAGCGGTTGCTCCAAAAACAGCATCACCATCGTTTAAGTTTAGAGCTCCACTAACATTTAATGAACCAGTCATTCTGTGAATATCATCACTCGTATCTCCGAATATGGTAGAACCACTTGAGAATATTATAGACGCAGATTCAAACTCTGTATGAATTTCCTGTGCGGTTAATGTGCCAGTGATAGTGGCGCCTACGAAAGTAGGACTTGCATTAGTAGCAACTGATTGTAAAGTACCACCACCTTTTAGTGTTACCACATCACTTGCTAATGAACTACTAGCCGTTTCTAAAGTTGTTGTTCTTGTTGAGTTAGAACTACTTATATTATTAATACTACCAGTTGCATCGGTAAGTCTAAGTGCAAGACTTGAACTTGTTTCAGTAAAAGCACCACTTATCGAAGCAGTTAAACTTGATGATAAGTCTGCATTTACTATAGTCCCATCGGTTATGTTGGAACTATTTACAGTTATTGGGTCTGCGCTTTGTGGTTTACCGATGTAAGGCATTAAGTAATCTCCAACAGACTAACCACCACGTCTAAAGAACTTGCGGTGTCACTTTGAAATTGTAAAGCATCTGCGGCCTGTAAAACAACCTTATTTCCAGCCATAACCTCAACACTTGAACCAACTGGTACAGGTGCGGCTTTGACTATGAAAACATCATCTTGTCCCGCGGCACTTCCATCTTTTGCCACCTTAATAGAACCACCAATAGGAGAAGTGTGGGTGTTTGCAAGACTAGCACCTAATACTATTGCGGTTGTTGAACTTGGACACGTATAAACACCTGTCAATGTTGTGCCGATACTACCGCTTGTTACTGATTTAAATGTGTTTGCCATATGTTTTCTCTTTCTTTATAAATATTACTTTTCTAACTCTTTAATTCTTTTTCTATTTGCGTATAAATATCTAACCACAATGATACGTGCATCCTACAAAAGCTGTTTTATATGTAACACCATTATGTGTTATTGAACTTGTGATGTGTCCATTCCCTGAAAAATCACAATCTTCCGAAATTTTAGCTACTGTATAATTATGTAACAAATCATCGTCTTGTTTCATACCATAACCCTCTATCGGTGAAGAAGTGATATAATCACCATTTTCTAAACTACCACTTAAATTTGATATCCATATACAGCCCTCACCCAAACTGTTTACTCCTATGAACCTATGTTCATTTTCTCTAAGTTCGGATTCGTTTTGTGGAGTATTTTCAATAAAAGGATTATTCTCTATACCACTTACAACTCCCAAAACTTTTTTATCTTTATAAATATTTGCTAATTCTATTTGTGGCCATGCTTCATCTATTGTTTTTGCTAGACTTCCACTCTGGTATTTATTATCTATAAATGTCCCACTTGAAACTACTATCTTACCTACATAATCATCTAAAGAAGATGACCAATGTTGTACAGATGATAATTTACTTGAACCCGAAGCTGGAACAGTCAAGTGTGTTCCAGTAAATGGAGAATAACTTCCTCCAATAGTTAAATTACCACCTTGAGTAAGTGTAAAAACACTTCCAGCTACACTTGTTAAAGATGGTGAACTACCTTGTGGAAAAAGTCGTATGCTATTATCGGATGTTTCTCTAGCTGAGTAACACCACCGAATAGCCCCATTTATATCAAAAAATATCTCACTTGGATTATCTGTATTACTACGATTTCTAATCGTTGCACGATTATTACCAGCTTGATTAATAAAATGAGAAGTTGAATCATTACTATAGGTGCCGTTTGCTATGTAGTTATGTAATACTGTTGATGGTACTTTCGTACCTATACCCACCCCCTGAGTTGGGCCGTCAAGTGACATCAGAGGATTTGAAATATTACTACCATTTGATACGTAGATATCCATCCTTGTTGGTGTATAGGTGCTTGCACTACCATCCTGTCTTACATCGATTGATGCACCTAATGTATGTGCAGAAGCACTCGAACCATACCAGTTGATAGAGCCGATTGTATCATTATTATCAGTAGCTGTATAACTGCCTATACTTGTGTTGTTGGTACGATATAAGTTAATAGCTGGATAACCATTATTAGCAAATGAGCTTATCCAAGCTCCAGTGCTTGCTGGCCCTTGAACATTAAGTCTGTGTGAAGTGTTTTTAGCTAGAGTCGATTGTTGTGCTCCAAAATATATGGTTCCATCTGGTTTTATATTTGCTACATTAGATTGAGCGTTAGAGTTTATCGTTAAATCATTTGTTGCAGAATTACCCTCAAACACTAAAC